GCACATGTAAACAATGCAATACGTGCAGGAGCATTTGACGAACCTGAAATTTTTGCTAATGGCTTTGTGCAAAAATATATTGGTTACTGGACAAAAGAAATAGACAAAGTTAAAAGACAAGAAACCAAAGACGCTAAAACAGAAAAAATGATTGCAGGCGTTAAATTTATTAAAGAACATGCTAAAGAAATTGTTGCAGTATATGATTTGTATTTGAAGATTATACATGCTAAAGTTATTATAGTGCAAAAATTAAATGCACTAAGTGGCATGCAAAAGTTTGCACAAGACGGTGATGAGTTCCGTGTAACAAACGATGAAGGTTTTGTAGCAATTGACAGAATGGGCAACGGCTTGAAGTTAGTAGATAGATTAGAGTTTAGTAGAATAAACTTTGGTACAGGAAAGCCTGGCGCATAATATGGATTTCCAACTTATAGATCAAGAATTATCCGAATCGAGATTGTTTAGAAGTACTAGACGATTTGCAACTCTTACTGGCAAAGACATTGCTAATCTCATGTACTTAAACAATTTAATTATGGCTATGCTGTACTTAGATAAAGATTTCAACAAAACAGCAAAGCAGTATGCAAATGCTACAGCACAATACAGCACTTATGCACTGTTTAGAACACATGCCACTGATATGTACTTGTTAGCATATCAAATATGCCATCCAGATAACGATAACTTCAATATCAAAGATCCTATAAACAGCAAAAAGTTTTTAGATAGATTGCAATTCAGTAAAGATAAGCATATCAACTTTTTGCGTAGAATACAAAGAGACTATGTAGATGGCAGTGAACTTACCACATATTTGTTTAGGTTAGAATCCCAACTCGGTATCACAGACGGTAGATATAAAACTTGGAGACGTTCTGTATTAGATTGGCCCAGACTTAATGATCAAAATCGCAGAGCATTGGTTAGACGTTTTCAAAATGAATTACGTGTTATGGGAGGAGGTACTGGCAGAGGTAGTGAATTATTAATATCACTAGACGCAATCAACAGACCAGTTGTTAAAGCAAAGCCAACGCAGGCACCTAAGCCCAAACCAGTTGTTGATAAATACAGTAGTAAGCCAAGTATTTCTAAAATAGAAAAGTTTTGGTCTAGGAAAACAGTATGAAGATTTACGAGATCACAGAAGCAATAAGGCCTGAGCATTTGCCAATTCTTAATAGAATGCGAGCCGCTGGTGATAAAAAATCTACTGTTCTTGCAAATCTTATCCAAGCCGAATTACAGAAGGCTAATGTACCATGGGACGTCGCCGCTGAATTGGCACGTGATAGGTACAGAGAATTAGAAGATAAAAAATTAAGAAACAGGGGAGCAGGCGGTTGGTCTGATCAAACACACGGCCATCTTAGAACGGGTTCGGGTTCGGGCTCAACTGCTGAAAAAGATAAACCCAGTAATATACGTACACGACAGGATAAAAAATTCTCATCCAATAAATCAGCATCATTAAGTCAGTTGGACAGAGCTGATGCCAAACAAGGTACTTACAAATCTTATGATGTGGATGCCGCATTTGGTAGCCCTGCTAAAAAAGTTAGTGATTTAATTAGTAAAGGTGCCGACGCAGTTAAACAAGATGCAGATGATAAAAGCAAAGGCGTACTTCGTAGAACTCCTTCCAAGTTAGCCGCCTTAGGTATTGATGCCTATAGAAGGGCAACATTCTCTCCTAAAAAATAGTCAATTTTTGATAAATATATGTATAGAGTGCAAAGCACTTGCATATATTTAGGAGAATAAAATGGCACAAGTAGATAGAAGAGCGGCAGAGGCTGGCGAGTTTATTGGTAAGGATGTATTTCTTAAGAGTTTTACTCAGCAATCAGGAAACATTTCAGCAACTCAATACACAGCATTAGTTAGCTCAGTTCAAAACTTAAACCTTTCAGTATTAAAAGTTGGCGCAGTAAACGGTGCTGTAGTAAACATGATACTTGAAGGTGCAGATAATTTAGCAAACGGCGACATTGCAGGTCACGTAATTGCAGATATCTCATTCTAAGTTAAAAAAATTAATTAAATACCCGCTATATAGCGGGTATTTTTTTGACTAAAAAGATAAATAAGTGTAACAGAGTAGTATTTTTTACTCAAATAAAATATTTTCAGGAGAATAAAAATGGCACAAGCAAATCCAAACGCGGCAGTTAGAGCGGCAAACGGTTTCGTAGGTACAACTCACATCTTAGAAGTAGATGACGTAACAGCAGTAACAGTTGAAGCGGCATGTGCTGAAGCACAAAACGAAGGCTTCGTAGTTGTAGCAGTTGAAGGTTTAGTAAGTGGTAGTCACATCGCTGTACAAGGCGCAGGCGCAACACCTTCAATCACAGGTACTACAGTAATCGCAACATTTAGTTAAGATTACTAACCAAATCCTAATACCTTAGGGATCGTGCGTTATGCACAAATTTGAAAGGGGTCGTTTAGACCCTTTTCTTTTGGCTGTCTTTTCTTGATTCAGATCTGATAAATAGTGTAATACAGGAGACACATATGGTTGGACAAAGAAGCGGAGCAATGGGAAGTTCTGAAGTGGTATCAGGTAACATTCAGTTTTATTCATTGTTTACAAAATTAGACATCACACGCACAGGTAATTATGCGGACGACACACAAAAGGATTTTGAAAGTGTTGTTCAAGTAATTGGATTAAGAGCTCAACCAGTTGTGATGAATAATCCAGTAGAATTAAATGGTGTTGGTGCAAATGTATTAGAAAACTTTGGAGCACCTTCTTTAACAGGAGCAGGCTGGATTTTTAAGTTTGCATTTGAAAGGGAAGATGTGCATACAATTGATACATTAAAGAATGAACTTAATGGTATAGTTCTAAACGATGGCACAGTAGACACAAAGAATTCAGTTAATATGGAATTCACTAAACAAGAATTATTATAGGATAAGTTATGCCACGCAAAGCAGAACCAAAGATCAAAGTTGAACAAGAGCCAAAATATATCGAGAATGGTAATTTAGAAGCACACATCATTGCTGATATGTTGCGTATAGAAAATATCACAACTGAATTAAGAGAATTCAAAGAGGATAGTAAGGCAAGGTTTAATAAATTAGAAAGTTGGATTGTTGCTATTGTAGGCATTACAGTTACCACTTTACTTGCAACAGTAGGTGGATTGATAATGAGAATGATGGGATGAAGTACGAACAACTAACAGAAGAAAATCTATTAGAAGCCAGAATGGTATGGCGTAAAGTTGGTAATAAAATTAAACGTGCTGTAAGATGTACTAGTGGCAGACGCAAAGGCCGCGTAGTAGCAACAGCAAGTCAGTGTAGTGCTCCTATCAATATGAAAAAACGTTTGACGTTGAAAAGAAACAAAGCAAAGTTTGGCGGCAGGATGGCTAGAAAATCTCAAAGGACTAAAAAGTTTAGTTCAGCAAGTCGTAGATTGAGAATGTTGAATCGATGAAATTTAGAAATATTAAAACAATAGAACACGTTCTTAAAGAATATGGTGCAACGCCAGGAGCACCTACCTATAACAAAGGTGGCACAGCAAGTCAAAAACCTAAAGCAAAAAGTCCAAATACAAATCCACCTAAATCTAGTCCTGTAACTACAGGCGTTCAACCTAAAGAACCTATACAACCATTTGTGCCTGCAAAAGCAGGAGAGTTAGGGCAGGGTGATTCATACTATGATGATAAAGGTGAGCCATTAGGTGTTGTAAAAACTTCAATAGGCGATGGACCAAATCCAGACGCAGTTGTTGTACAAGATCCAAAGAGTAAAAAGTATTCTGTTGTAGATGCAGACGATGAATTAAATATTGATAATCCAGAATATGCACAAGAAAGCAGTAGCAAAATAAACAAACTGTTAAACAAAACAGACAAGAAAAATCGTTTACACAGAAAAATCAAAAAACTAATACGTAAAAATAAACTCATAGAGCAAGGCAAAGAACAACTGTTTGAAATTAATTTCAATAACAAAAGACTTGCCAAAGAAGCATTAGACTTGCCAATCAAGTGTGGCTTTGAAGCAGAGACTAGTTGGGAGGGCATATCAGATACCAGCGATGAAGACGATTGGTTATACGAATATAATTGGTATGACATTGAAGATTTTCTTATGGACCAAGAAGGCCGCAGTGCTGTACAAGAGATAAACGACAGTTATCAAGAATGGCTCGGTGAAAAAGCCATGGATTACGAGCAAGATGTTATAGACGAATTTGTAGCAGATCGTAAAGAAGATGAAAATGAGTTGAATGATTTTATAGATAGTTCTAGTGGTCCCAGCAGTGAAGCAGTAGAACAATACAAAGAAGAATTTGAAGAAAACGATCCTGTAGAATTCCAAAACCGCGAAGAAGATGGTTGGGATTATATGAACTGGGTCAGAGAATTTGTAGAAGAAGAATACGAAGCAGAATATCTAGATTGGCTTGAAGAAACAATTCGTGGTGAAGGCGAAGCAATGGACAGAGCCTATGAAATTGCAGGGGAAGAAAACGACATAGATACTTGGGCCAGTGACGAATATGGTAGTTGGAGTAGTACACTAAGTGAACATGGTTACTATTTGAGTAATCCTGATGGGGAAGGCCGAGGACTTGCAGAAGTTTCTGAATACGTAGAAAATTGGGCTGATGACAGTAGTGAACGCAGTGAAGTACGATACGGAGATTATCACAGTTATTATGGTTCTGGTCAAACATATTGGCGTGTAGAATCTGATAGCTCTATTGACAGTTACGGCACAGGTGCAGAAATTATTTCTCCTGTGTACGAAACACCACGTACAATGCTTACAGAAATGAAAAGTTTGTTTGATATGCTACAGCAAAATAATGTAGAAACAAACAATTCAACAGGTTTGCATGTTACTATGAGTTATGCAGGCAAGAATGATGACGACTATGCAAACCACCTCAGAGTTAATAAAGTTAAGTTAGCAATATTATTAGGTGACAAATATCTACTCAGTACATTTGGCAGAAAGGGTAACACTTATGCAAAAAGTCAAATGGCCGGATTGGAAAAATTAGCCTACAAGTTAAAAGCAGACCCTGACAATGTCAAAACAATTCAAAATATAGAACAAATTTTAGCATCAGGTATTAAGGCTGATAAATTTACTGCTATAAATTTCAAAGATCAAACAGACGGCGATACAAAAAATCAACTTATAGAATTTAGAATTGGTGGTGGACATGACTATCATAGTGATTTTCCAACTATCATGAAAGCAGTTGTACGTTATGCTACAACATTATCTGCGGCATACAGCGAAACAGCATATAAAGGTGATTATGTTAAAGCACTGTTTAGATTAATTAATAATGTTGGTAAAATATCAGCAGATGATGAGGAAAGTGTAAAGGGTAAAGTTGATCATCCTGCAATAGATGCATTGAAAAATTTCTTCGGTAAAGAAAATTTTGTCAAGTACATGCATTATCTCACTGGTGCATTTGAAATGCTTGAAAGATACAAAGAAGCATCAGCACCGGGTGCGGATGAAAAGTGGAAACAAAAGATTGCAGATTATGAAAAAGCCACTGGTGAAAAAGTTGAGATAGAAGAAGTTACAGAAGGTGAACCTATAAGAGGTTACATGAAACCTGATGCAACAGCACCAAGCAGAAATGCACCATATTATTTAAGCAAAGCACAAAGAGGATTTGTGTTAAGTGTTGCTCAAGCAGGATATGATCTAAGTCAAAATCTAAATCGTAAACCTGTAAATGCAAAGACAATTGGTATATTGAGAAACACATTAAAAGACTTTGAACTTAACTATCAACAATTTGATAAGATAATGAAAGATGTTGAGGACGAAATTACAATTAGTGCAGATAGACATACACAAATTAAACCCAGTCAACGTTTTCTAAGAATCAAAAACGGTGTTGATCGATTATTCAAGAAGGATGTCCTTAAAGAACCTGAGTACATAACCATAGCACAGGTAGAACGTGCAATACAAAATATGTGGAATGCTGTAAACAGTGAAGAAATCAAAGATAGTCAGCAGTCAAAACAGTTTATCAAGTTAGGTGCCGATGCAATGCCTGGTACTAACACTGACTCTAAGCAAGATAGATTGTCTGTTATGCTAGATGATATGAATACTATTGGTAGGGAATACAAAGAGTTTCATAGACATCTGATAAGTGGTTCGTATAATTATGGTCCTTTATTTGAACCAGGATCACCATATAATAAAAAAGCATTCAATAAATTTGTGGATCATCTTAAACAGTATCCAGAATGGAATCACCCAGTATCAAGAGCACATAATCCTAATTTAACCAACGATGACGGTTATAGAGAAAATGCAATGAGTAAAATCATGCAAAAAATGAGAATGCGTTGGGAACATTTAGAAGATATCAAAGAAGAAAATCCTTCACTATACCACGACAGCATGAAAGAAATTGCTGACTTGGTGGAATATTTCATTGACATGAACGTAGCCAATGAGGATGATAAACTGGAAGATATAATGCCAGGAGAAGGTATCGAAGATACAGAATTCAAAGATCATTTTGACGGCCCAGAATTTTTAGGTATGCGTAGAGGAATAGGAAGTAACCTAAATGATGCATTAGATGCTATACATCGACCAGATCCGTTTGGCGAGCCTGTTGCACATAGATTAAGAGACAATATTCAAAATTAT